CTTGTGAAAATATATCAAATTATGGATGGTTTAAAATGTTGAAAGAGTCCGCTGGTATATTTTTTAAGGCAGCAATTGCTACACTGGGCGTTTTCTGTGCTTATAAAGTTGTAGGTACTTTTGCAGAAATGTTTTCTCCTAAAACTGTAAGTTACAATGATGCTAGAAGAGGAAAAATTTTGGAACCACCAAAAGTAGTTGGGTATAACACAGATGATTATGGTGATTTAATATCAATTTTGAAGAGGAATAGTTTTGATATTAGATTTTCTTATAAATCTGGAGATAGAATGAAAACCCATCAAGGAACGGCTACTGGAATCAGAGCTGATTACATTGTTACAGCAGCACATGTAATACCTCAAACAACAGAGGATATAAAAGTTGAATTGTATGATTCACTTAAGGGAGAATATGCACCATTAGACGCAATAAAAACACATTCTATTAGAGTTAATAAACATGTTCAATTTTTACCAAATACTGATGTGGCAGTAGTTCATTTACCCGGTTTGAGAAATACAAGAGATATACTACATTCATTTATGAAAGAAGATGACTTGGGCAAGAATTGTGTCAATTTATCAAGTACAACAGCAAGTGGTTTGATTATAGAAACAAATAGAATGTCAGATTTTGACACACGAACTAGAACTCATAAAACAATAGGTCAATGCGATACAACAGTAACTGACAAATATGCAGAAATTTACAATAGAAATTCAAATTCAACTAGAGTTGCAATATTAAATTCAGAACATGATTTGTGTGCAATTGAAGGAAATTCTGGAAGCATGTACTTCCATTTTAACACTAAATTACGAATGCGTCCAATAATAGGAATATTAGTTGCAACAACAAACGACTATGTTAATAGACACTACATAGAAATAGTTACACAAGAAATGTTGGAAAGTAGTTTTAAAAAATTTCAGGAACCAAATGGCTTTATGGTAGAAAATTTGGATTTAACACCATTGCCAGATTCACACTGGATTAATAGAGTTAAGTTGGCTTCGTATGATATGTATGTATCACCTTACCCAAATCAAGGAGTCAGTAAAGATTTGGGTTTTAAAAGAACCCCAATCGAAAATATTTGGGAAAATACAGTACAGCCAGCTGCTATGAATGCAGATGATAAAAGGATTCCTGAAGAATCACAACATTTCCTTTCAGTATCATTAAATAAATATGATAATGCAAAGTTACCCTTTCTTACTGTTACAGAACAAACATTCGCTCAAAAAGCATTGACAC